CACACTCAGCGGCGGTGAGGACAGCGGCGGGTGGAGCTTCACAATCGCCGCGGCCACCACGATTGGGTTCCCGGCTCAAGACTGGTATTGGCAAGCGCTGGCCACTGATCGCAGCGATTCCAGCAAAACAACGATTGCAGCAGGCCAGCTGCTGGTGTTGCCAAGCCTGGCGTATGCCGGCGATCCTGCTCGCTTTGATGGCCGCACGCAGCTTGAGCAAGATCTCGACGCTGTGCAGGCTGCAATCCGCACCCTCATCAGCGGTGGCGCAGTCAAGCAGTACAGCATCGCCGGCCGAAGCCTGACGAAGTACGAGCTGAAGGATCTGCTGGCCCTAGAAAGCCAGTTGAAAGCGCAGGTGAAGCGCGAGCAGGCTGCGCAGCTACAGGCCAACGGCCTGGGCAATCCCCATAACCTCTTCGTCCGCTTCTGATGGGCCTCCGAACGCAGCTGCTGAAAGCCCTTGGCTTCCGCCGACCGCGGCGCCGGATGTATGAAGGCGCCCGCGTCAGCAGGCTCACCAGTGACTGGATCGCCAATGGCACCAGCGCTGATGCCGAAATCAACGGCAGCCTGAAGCGCCTGCGCAACCGCAGCCGCCAGCTGGTACGCGATAACGACTATGCGCGGCAGGCAGTTCGGGCAGTCAAGAACAATGTGATCGGCACCGGCGTGCGCCTGCAGGTGCAGGTGCCGATGCAGCGCGGTGCTGGCCGGCTCGATCACACGGTGAACGATGCGATCGAAAAAGCCTGGCGGATGTGGGGCCGGAAGGAGACCTGCAACACCGCGGGCCGGCTGTGCTTCAGCGACATTGAGCGGTTGGCCGTTGCCGCAATGTGCGAATCGGGTGAGGTGTTCATCCGCATCGTGCGGCGACCCTTTGGCGGCGGCAGCATCCCCTTCGCGTTGGATGTGATCGAGGCCGATCTGCTCGATGACGAATACACCGGCGTGAGCACGGTGGCGGGCAATGAATGGCGCATGGGCATCGAGCTCGACCCCTGGGGCCGGCCGGTGCAGTATGCCTTCCTCACCAGCCACCCAGGCGACACGCCATTCGCCCGGCCTGCGGCGAATCGCCACCAGCTGATCCCAGCGAACGAGATCATTCACCTCTACCAGCAGGAGCGCCCCGGCCAGACCAGAGGCGTGCCCTGGTTCGCATCGGCAATCAAGCGGATGCACCACCTGAGTGGCTATGAGGAGGCCGAGGTGGTGCGGGCCCGCGCGAGCAGTGCGCTGATGGGCTTCATCACCAGCCCTGAGGGCGAGCTGCAGGGCGATGAGGTCTACGACGGCGATCGCGTCAGCAACTTCGAGCCTGGTGTGTTCAAGTATCTGGCCCCAGGCGAAAGCGTGTCAGTGCCGCAGCTCGATGCGCCTGATGGCCAGTTCGAGCCATTTATGCGGGCCATTCTCCGGGCAATGGCCAGCGGCCTGGGCTGCAGCTACGAGACCATCTCGCGCGACTTCAGCCAAACCAACTACAGCAGCAGCCGGCTGAGCCTGCTGGAGGATCGCGACAACTGGCGGGCGCTTCAGAACTACATGATCGAGAACTTCCACCAGCCGGTCTATGCGGCCTGGTTGGAGATGGCAGTGCTGAGCGGTGTGCTGCCGCTGCCGAACTATGAGTCGAATCCTGAGCGCTACCTGAATGTGCGGTGGATGCCGCGCGGCTGGAGCTGGGTGGATCCGGCGAAGGAAGTCGATGCCTATGCGGCCGCGGTGCGCAACGGCTTCAAGACGCTGGCGGATGTGGTGGCCGAAGGTGGTGGCGACCTTCAGGATCTGCTGCGTGCGCGGAAGGCTGAGCTGGAGCTGATGGAGGAGATGGAGCTCACCTTTGACACAACGACCGGGATCGCCGAGGCTGAGCCCCCTGAACAGGCTGCGCCTGCTGCACCTGTTGCACCTGAGCAACCCGACCCTGATGAGGAGGATGATGGCGACGAAGAAGAGGATGATGCGAACGAGGTCGAATAAAGTTGAAGAACCGTGCGGCGCTAGCCATGGATGACATCTCGCGAGACCTAGAAGGTCAGATCCTTAAAAGGGCAGAGGTCACCGATTTTCAGGTGGCCGAAGATGACCGCACCATCGACTTTCCCTTCAGCTCCGAGTATCCCGTCGCCCGGTATTTCGGTGAAGAGATCCTGAGCCACGAGCGTGGCGCTGCCGATCTAAGCCGCCTCAACAATGGCGCCCCACTGCTGTTCAACCATGACCCTGATCGCGTGATCGGTGTCGTTGAGCGTGGCTGGATTGATGATGAGAAGAAGCGCGGCTATGTGAGCGTGCGCTTCAGCCGTAACGCCTTCGCGCAGGAAGTGCTGGCTGATGTGAAAGATGGCGTGCTGCGAAACGTGAGCTTCGGTTACCAGATCCGAGAGATGGATCAGCGAAGCGATGGTGAGTTCGTAGCGACTTCGTGGGGAGTCCACGAAGTGAGCGTGGTTAGCATACCTGCAGACCCAACGGTCGGCGTCGGGCGTGCTCTCGACGCTCAACCCGCGGCCCCTGCCGCACCACAAACCCCTAACCCTCAACCTGTGGTTGAAATGGACAACACCCCTGACATCTCAGTGGTGCGGGCTGAAGCGGCTGCCGAGGCTGCAAAGGCTGAGCGCACCCGAATCGCCGGCATCACTGCACTGACTGAAAAGCACGGCATGGGCGACCTTGGCCGCCAGCTGATCGAGTCTGGCCGCAGCATTGATGAGGCCCGCGCCGCTGTTCTCGACAAGCTTGATGCCAAGCCTGTTGAGCCCGTCAAGCAGATCGAAATGGATCAGCGTGACGCTGCTCAGTACAGCATCACCGCTGGCATCCAAGCAGTTCTCTCTGGAGACTGGTCTTCCCGTGATGCCGGCCTGGTGCGCGAGATTAGCCAAGAGGTGATGCGCACTTCTGGCCTTAAGGCATCTGGCAAGCGTTCCTTCTTCGTGCCTTTTTCGGCACTGCAGCAACGCGCCACCTATGTGACCTCCGGCGCCACCACTGGCGGCAACCTGGTGGCCACCGACCTGATGGCCGATGAGTTCATCGAGGCGCTGCGCAACAACTCGATCATGCTGGGTCTCGGCATCCGCACGATGACCGGACTGGTCGGCGATGTGGCGATTCCCCGCCGCGCTTCGGTCGCCAGCACCTACTACTTGGGCACTGAGACCACTGCGATCACCCAGTCGGAATCCACCTTCGACCAGGTGACTCTTTCGCCCAAGAACCTGGCAGCCCTGTCCAAATACAGCCGTCAGACTCTGCTGCAGGGCACCCCTGGCATCGAGCAGTTGGTGCGCCGTGATCTCACCGATGGCATCAACCTCGCCATCGATCTGGGCATCCTCAACGGCTCCGGTTCCTCCGGCCAGCCCACCGGCATCATGCAGACCACCGGCATCGGCTCGGTGGCCCTGGGCACCAACGGCGGCCCCATCACCGTTGAATCCCTGGTGAATCTCGAGGAGCAGGTGCTGATCGACAACGGCGCCCTGAACCGCGACAACATCGCCTACGTGACCAACGCGAAGGTGCTGGCTGAGCTGAAGAAGCTCCGCGCTGGCGGCTCCACCACCGGCGACGGCCCGTTCCTGGTCAACAACCAGCTCGATGCCCTCGGCCGCGGTGGCACCCCCACCTCGGTGAACGGTTATCCCCTGTACGTGACCAACCAGGTTCCCAGCAACCTGACCAAGGGCACCAGCAGCGGTGTTTGCTCCGCCATGCTGATGGGCGACTTCAGCCAGGCCATGGTTGGCTTCTGGGGCAATGGCCTCGAGATCACCGTGGGCGAAGACAGCGACGACTTCAGCAAGGCGCTCACCAGCGTGCGCGGCATCGTCACCTATGACGTGGCCGTTCGTCACCCCGAGAGCTTCGCTGCGATCCTCGACATCACCACCTGATAGGAGAGGGGGCCGGGCAACCGGCCCTTTTTTGATCTGATGAAAGTTCTTGTGAAGCGCAGCTGCTGCGCTGCTGGCGGTCACCTTGAAGAAGGCGGCACCTATGAACTGGATACGCATGTGGCACATCAGCTGATCCGCATGGGTCGCGCTGTTGAAGCGCCAGCTGAAGTGAAGGCCCCAGTGAAGAAGGCAAAGGCCAATGCCGCTGACTGAAGATCTTGGCGAATTTTTCAACGACTTCGGCGTCAGCTGCACGGCTGGCGCCGTTTCTGCGTTGGGCATTCTCGATATGCCTTCGCAGGTGCTGGTTGGCGATCAGGTGCTCAGCACTGACTACACGCTGACGGCTAAGGCTTCCGACTTCGGCAGCCTGGTTTACGGCGACGCGATCACCGTCGCTGGCGTGGCTTACACCGTGCGCGAGGCCAGACTGATAGACGATGGCGCACTGGTCGAACTAGGCCTGCAGAAAACATGACCGTCTACGGATCCTCCGGTGAGCTGAACCGGAACGTCTACCACTTCGCTGAGCTCACAGATCTGGGCTCAACCGAAGCTGTGATGGTGCATGGCTCGCATCTCACCTTTGTGCATCGCGTCACTGGCAACGTGACGATTCTGGATGAGGGATCGCTTGACGGCGTGCATTGGTTCGCCATTGACACAGAGAAAGCGCACAACGAGAGCGGCACTGATGGGCACTTCTATGAAGGCCGTGCTGTGCAATATGTGCGATCTACGGTCACTAGCGTCAGCTCTGGAGTTACCGTCAACATCAGCGTGATGTGCCACTGATGACCAAGCGCGAGCAAATTCTGGCTGCAATCCGCACAGCCCTTACTGGCACCACACAAGTTGGCGCCAGAATTTATCGCAGCAGGGTTGAGCCATTTGCTCGGAACGAAAGTCCTGCAATTGTCGTTGAGCCAGTTTCTGATGCAGCTCAGCAAAACACTGCTTTGCCCACGCTTGATTGGAGCTTGACGGTACGGGTGGCGATCATTGTGCGCGGCAACGTCCCTGATCAACTGGCTGACCCAATTGTTCAGGATGCCCATGCCAAGATTATGGCTGATTTGACATTGGGCGGTTACGCCATTGATGTCCAGCCTCAAACCGCAGTTTTTGAACTGCTTGAAGCTGACCAACCAGCTGGCGTTGTGAGCCTTGAGTACCTGGTGAGGTATCGCACCAGCGTGGTGGATCTCAGCGTTTCATAATGGCTACGATAGGCAAAGATCCCGGCGTTCAGAGCCGGCCCATATCTGCTGAGACTGACCAATGGCTCTGACACGTAAAGGCCTAATCATTGCGGCCAAAGAGACCACCTACGGCACGGATGCAACCCCTGCTGGGACTGACGCGATCAAAGTTGCAAACATCAACATCACGCCACTTCAATCCGACGTGGTTAGCAGGGAAATCATCCGGCCATTCCTTGGCAATCCTGAGCAACTTCTTGCGAACCAACGTGTTGAGTTGTCTTTTGATGTTGAGCTGACAGGCTCTGGTGCAGCAGGCACGGCGCCTGCGTTTGGAATTTTGCTGCAAGCCTGCGGTTTTTTAGAAACGGTT